TCTGCATTTTCAATAATTTCATTAATATTTTTTAACACTTCTTGCATTTCGGCAATTTTTCTTTCTATTGTTTTTTTATTTTCTAAAAGATTTGCTAAAGGAACTTCATCCACTTTTTCAGAAATAATTCTAATAACATTATCAGTTGCTTTTTCAAAACGTGGTAAATTAGACATTAGAACCTCCTTTTATTTTCAAGAAAACGTTGCTTACCATGTCCATAATTTTTAATAGGTTGTTTTAACCAATCTTCTAATAATGAAATATACTGACCTGTTTTTGTAATAATTAAAACATTAATACACCCCAAATTTTTTAATTGGGCTAATACTTCTTCCTGAATACCATAACCTCTTTCTTTTATCATGTAATGATTGGATTTTACTTTTTTAATAAAAGTATAATCATACTCATTATACTCGCCAGCTAAAATATTCTTACTTTTACCAGAATCGAAACAATAAATTTTCATTTATAATCCTATCTCTAATCTCTCTGTTAAGCTAATCACTTCTTTATATTCATCACAAACTAATTTACAATCATTAAAATAATTTAAATATCCACATTCACTACAGGGTAGATTATTCATTATTTTTCTCCCTTTAAAATTCTAAAAAAATCTTCTAAATCCAATGTTATCAATCGTTTACCATTGACATTTTCATTTACTAAAAAGCAAAATTTCTTTGTATTAATAGGCAAATTATTATTTAAATGAAGCCATACCGATTCTTTAATAGTGAAATCTTTTGTATTTCTTTTTTTACATTCTCCAAAAGCGAATGAACATTGTATATCCTTCTGTTTACAATTAGAATAGATTCTAGCCTGTGGGTCAATTTCTCTTACTTTAGCCAAAACATACTGCTCTAAAGTATCTCCAATTTCTTTAGTTGTTTTTTTTCTCATTTTTTACTTTTCTTTCTATAAATTTATAAAGTTGTTCTGGAGTCAAATCTTCCAAAATACAATGTGATTCTTTAAAATATTGTTCACAGGGAAACTCTGCTAACCAAAGGGTAATTAAACATTCCTGTTTAGCTTTATGAGTTTTAAACTTTTTTAACAATTCTTTTTCTTTCTTATTTAGATTCATTTTTTATATCCTTAATTATTTTATTAAATTTTCTATTAGTTTCTATTTCTTCTGTCTTTTCTACGATAAGCATATATGCCTGATGCAATATTTGCTCACTCAATATAACTTTTTGCTTTACCCCAGAATGATTTTTAAACATCTTTTTTAATAATGCATACTGGCGATTCATTATATTATAAACTTCATTTAGTTTTTGTATTTGTTTAATTAAATTATTCATATTTTCCTACCTTTGCTTATATTATCTGTAGCCCACAATGGTTGAAGATTCGTATAGTGAAAACACTTGAGCTGGTCTTCGGGTTTATTAAGGTCAAAGCTAGCACAAGGTCTAATATGGTCAACGTGCCATTTACCATAGTTCTTCCAGGACATTCCTTTTGTGAATTTTGAAGCTAAATGTTTCTTTAAGAATTCTACCGAACAACCAATTAAATCCAAAGTATGCTTTGATTTATTAATTCCTTTTAGAATTTTATGAATTCTATTTCTTAAATTACCTCCGAGTTTAAAATTTATATCTTTATCTCTCCTAGTTTTGCTTCTGAAATTAGTTTCTTTTTTGTGCAATTTACGATAAATGTTAGTATGTTTTTTTATTTCATTTTTATGTTTTTGATAATATTTTTTCATTCGTTCTTTACGTTTTTGTTGATATTTTTTACTTTCTTTATGTTCTTGGTAATATTTTTTACTGCGACAATTTATGGTTTCTTTATGTTTGATTTGATATTCTTTCTGACAATTTTTACACCAATATTGTAAACCATCTTTATCATTCCCTTTGTAGAATTGGTCTATTGTTTTTTCTATTTTACATTTTGTACAATACTTTATTTGCATTTATATTCCCAATAATATTTTTAACAAGCTAGGTTTAAATCCGCTACAAAAAATATGTATCCTATCTAAATCAGTAATTTTAATTGTTTTATTCTTCCTACAATCCATATTACTTACATTAGATTCATCACCACAATAACAATACTTACAGTATTTACATTTTTTAAACATTATATCATATCCTTCTTTCTAAATAATTTTTTATTTTGGTCGTATTCACAAGGTAAAATATAATTACAGAAATTACCTCTAGGCTCTTTAATTTTCTGAATATCCCAATGTCCTTCTGTTTTTTCAGAATTATCCTGAAAATAACGAGCTGCAAATGTAGGATAGTGGTCGATTAGATTTGGTGCAAACCAATCATTGGTAGTTTTTAGCTGTGTAAAAATAATTAAAATACCTCCCTTTCTCTGTAATTCATCATTGAGATGTTTTAATACGGTATCGGTCATTTCTTTATGCTCTAAATGTAACCAATCAATAATCGAAAAAGCATTATACTCTAATTCAATAGATAATGGGTCTGCATGATAGGTATGGAAATATTTTCCAGCAATTCCTAATGCTTGACTTGTTTTTTGAAAACGAGAACCAGCCTCTGAATAAATATAATAAGGCTTTAATCCCTGGTCAAGCATTACTTTAAGCATGTTTAGTGCTATTGTAGTTTTACCATCATTTGTCTTTGCTCCCAAAAGAATAACATCCTTATCCTGGAAAATAGCAATATCATTAAAGAAGGGTATTTTATATTTATATTCTGCAATTGTTTCTGGAATAGCATCTGACCACTCTACCTTTTCTTTATATTGATACCTACCCCTACCTAATCGAATAGCTTTTCCAGATTTTACAAATAAAGAAAGATACTTATCTACAACATATCTTGGAAGTCTGGTGCTTTCCATAACATCTTTCGGTGTAACATCTGTTTGCATTAATTTCATGTATTCATAAATTGTTTTTTCGTAAGTAGATTCATCATCTCCTTTATAATTAGCCAAAGACCCAATCATAGATTTTATTGAAGATGCTGGCATTGGGCTTTCTAATAACTGCCTATTTATTAAATTTAATACAAATTCTGTATGCTGTGGAGATAATTGTTTTATTAATGCTCCACCTAAAGAAATAAAAGTATCATTACAACACCCATCTAAATTATTATTTTTTAATTTAAGGGATTCTAATTTTTCTGGTACTTCAATAGTTTCTTTTGGAATGCTCTTCATTAATTCTAATAATTTAGTTTTTAATTCTGGATTAATTGTTTTTATTTCTGCTCCTAAATTTTTCCAACTATAATTTTTATTATTAACTTTAGATGGCATAGCTACAATCTGCCCCCCGTCATTTCTAATATCAATATGCAACCCACCTATATTAGTAGTTTGGGTTAATTCTTTATCGTATTTAAAAATATAATGGTATCCATTATTAACGGTATTTTGTACTAATGTATCACAAGCATCTAATAAATCTTTTATTTTTTGTTTTTCTTCGGTTATTTCTTCTTTATTATCAAAATCAATTACTACAATACCACTAATTTCTCCTGTTCTTATTCCAATATTTAAATTATTATTTAACCATTTAATCCATTGAATCTTATCTTTATGGATTTTATCTGTCCATTCTTTTTCAGCAGGGATTTTAGAATTTTGTAATAAAGGAACTAATGCAAACCCATAAGCTAAATAATTATCTAATTCCTTATACATTTCTAATCCTAATTCTTCCATAACTAATAAAGTAATCTCTGCATCGGATTTGTTTACATAATTTGGCTCGGCTATACGAATAGATTGATACAAATCTCCATTAAATCCGCAGGTTTGACACCAAATTTTACCACTAGGAGTAAAAGAGGCATCCAACCTAACTATTTTTGGGTATTTGTGATTTGCTTGATTTGGGCAAGTAAATCCTATTACTCCAGATTTTTTATTTGTTTTTAAAAAATTTGGAATTTTCTTTTTTAGAAATTCAAAAAGTTGGTCATTAGTAATCATTTATACCTCGTTATTATAGTTTTTATTATTCTGACCTCAACCAAGTTAAAAATTCATCTGCTAAAATTAATGTGAATTGTTTCGCTATCTCTGGGTCTTCAAACTGCTGACTACTAGCAACTGTAGCTGCTGCGTTTAAGGCATTGCCTCTTTGTATTTGAGCTGTTTTTTCAGGGTTATCATAAGATTTATATGTACTTTTTGGAGATTCTCCTGAAGTTGATTTTGGTTTTAGTCCTTTTTTGTTACATATAAAACAAACCTTAAATTTACCATCTTTTAATTCTTTACCACAAACCGCACATGCAAATCCTGTAGAAGATTCTGTCTTTACTTCTTCCGTTTCGGATTCTGCCCCACCCACTAATAATTTTGATACGTACCTACTCATTCCTTTTTTTTCATAGGTTAAAACAACTTCATCACCCTTGCTTGCTTTTTCCAAAGAAGCAATAACCGCATCATTCATATTGTACCAATTGTCATCTGATAATTTTAATGCTTTGTTATCACTCTTTTTTGCCAATATCTTTCCCTTTACTTCCATTATAATTCTCCTTTCATTAGGTTAGCTAAAAAATGTTGTATATTTATCATAATCGCTTCTATTTTCTTAACAATTTTGTAAATAAATACTAATAAATAAAATTTTGATTTTTTCATTTTATTCTTCCTTATTTGATTGTATCTCCATCAAAACAATATTGATTACCATTCTTATCAGTAACTATATGATAATAATTAGTTTCTTCATATTTTCCTGTACCTTTACATACTTTACACTTACTTCTTGGTACTGGAGTTCCACCAATAGAACTACAACAATAACAAGGTGTTTTAGCTACTTTTCTAATTACTTTCATCTTTAACCCTCCAATTTATAAAGCTTACGTAATTCTTCCCTGCATGTACGAAATGGTATTTTGTTCAAATAAATATTCTTTATTGGAAGCGTCTGAATTACGGGTTTTATAATCGCTTCAATATGAACAGGCAAAGAAGTTAAATCTACTATCATTTTTCTTATTACAAATTCTGCTTCTGTCTTCGGTGCTTCTAAAAGATTATCACTTACATCACCCTTAATCTTTTTAAGAAGTATTTTTTCTGGATTTTTTATAATTTTAAATTTTTTAGTATGAGGAGAAAATATTTTTGTATTTGGGAAGGTACATAATTGAGCCCAATCTTCATCGCTAGTAATCATAATTTTTTCCTCTGCATCTAAATAACGAATTGCAACACTTGCAATGTCATCACTCTCCATTTTGTATATTTTTACAAAATTAAATGGTAAACATTGGTCTAGTTTGGCAGTAAATTCATTTACCTCTTTATAGACTTCACTCCAAAAACTTGCATCCTCTTTACTTTCTCTAAATGCTTTACGTTGTGCCTTATAATTTTTATCAATATCCTTACGCCAACTACCATAATCTTCAGCAATAACTATTTTATCGTCTAAAGTTACACCTATCTTTTTCAAATATCCTATAACCATTCTTAACATAGTATAAGTCAACGGTACTTGTGAGTAATTTCTATAGGCAAAAATTGCCCGATGTGAAATACCACCCCAATCCATTACAATAAGTTTAGACATTTTAAATCCTTTCCAGTTACTAATTTTATCTTATTATTGTATTTGTTTTTAAACATTTTAAATTTCTTTTTTGCGTCATCTCGCCAGTATCCTTTTATCTCTATGTAAGTATCGCTTTCTGGTAAGTAGAAATCTGGAGTATAAGTAGTATTTCCTAAATCAAAAGTTTTGGGTTCGTATAGCCATTTAATTCCTTGTTTATCTAGATATTTAGCATAAGCAACTTCATAACTACTTCTAAATAATATATTTTTATATTTGATACGTTTTCCATGTGGAGTTGGCTTGCCAAACATGCCATTTTTTCTTCCTTTATTGGTACCTAACCGTTTATGTGCTTTACTAATTTTAATACGAATTGATTGAGAAATTTTTTTGCCTTTCATTGGACTATTTTCACCTCTAGCCCATTTGTGATGGCATGAAAAACATCTTTTTACGTTATATTTACTTACTTTTTTACCACAATCAATACAGTTGGGTAATTCTTTTCTTATCGATTTACCCCAACATTTCTGACATCTAATATTACGATAATCAATTATTTTTTTACAATCTATACATTTATGCTTATCCGATTTATTCATTTTATCCTTTATTCGTACCAGTATGTATAAATTACTGGAAAATTATTACTATAAATATAATACATTATAGATAAAATATTTCCACATACATTACATAGTGTTTCGTTATCTTCGCTTAATGCTTGACAATTTGGACAGATTTTATTCATTTATTTTTGTGTTTTTACTTTTCCATTGCATTTCAAATCTTTTTAATTGTGTTTGGCAACTTCCAATACCCTTTGCACAAGCCTCAACATAACCCTCAAGGATTGCTCTAATACGTCTAAAATCTGCTACTGCTAAAGAGGCTTCTTTATCTAGTGAAGCAGCTACAACTTTCTCTCCTTTTGATTCTAAATCTCTTTTCATTGTTACATAAGCACCTAATTCTTCATTAAGTTTTTTTGCTTCGGCTTGAGA